ATGAGTTGGGTTTGCGGAATTAACATTGCGTTATTTATAGATTATTCAGAAGATACCCATAAATCCAGTGTTTTTGATAATAAAACGAAACACGGCGATGCTGTGAATTATGCCATGTTTAAAAACTTATTGCCTTGCCAGAACTATACAAAATACAGCCTCGCAGTTGATGAAACAGAGTTTATTGCCAACATTGGTTCAATTAAATATCAAATTAAATATAGTGAAACTCAATTTCATGAATTTGATAATTATATTTTTGTTAGGTGGAAATCAGCAGAGAGATCAACAGGTTAAAATGAATCAAAGTCTTCCTGACCTGCGACTTCTGACCACCCCTCATAATCATCATTTTCACGCTCAGCGAACATATCGTTGATTAAACCTATTGTAAGCATATCCAGCTCGGTCAATGTCAGACCGAGCTGTTTGCATCTTAGGAGAAACAACGGCGTTGTCATCGGGCGGTCAGTTTTGCGATGTTTTTTTTAGATTCCGCCTGCGTCTCCACGTTGAGTCCCCACAGCTCGATGAGCTGCGGCAGCACCTCATAAATGGAGAATGTGTTGAAAGCTTCGAGCCAGTCATCCGGATTGTCCGGAACGTTCTCCGGATCAGCGTGTTTCGCCATGATGTAGGCGATGTTCTCGAACACCTCAAGGCTCTCGATGTCGAGGGTGGAAGCATCCTCGTCGCCCTCCTGCACGGAAGTCTGAAGTGCGGCGAAGTCCTTGTAGATATCCCTGCGGAACTTGATACGATAAAGGCGAGGCACAGCAGCACTCGCCTTGAACGGAACCTCGATACCGTCAACGGTGATCGTCTTTTTAATAGCCATGCTGTACCTCCTTACTCAGTCGCGCTGCCGGACTTGGTCGTTGTTGAACGTGTGCCGGTGCTGTTGTTGGTTGCGGCAGCGGTCGGCATATAGACAGCGTTGTACCAGTTGTCATAGGTGGTCTGGTCAGTGCTCTCGCAGGTCTTGGACTTCACCAGACCGTTCGGCAGCGCCGATGCCTTGAGGGAGAGCTTTTCCGTCTTGACGCTCTTGCTTTCCTCCGTGGCCTCACCCTCAGTCGCAGGACGGGATGCAGAGCAGCAGTACAGCACATGACGGATGTGGTTCTTGTCGCCGTCAAACTCGAACATGAGTGCAAACTGCGAGGTTTCCGCATCATTGCGCTCCACCAGAACGCCCTTTGCATCAAGCTGCTCACCGAGAATAGCCGTTGCAAAGTCGGTGGTGATGAGTGCGACCTCCAGATCGCCGTCATAGCCTGCGTTGTTGTTAATGACATAATATACGCTGTTGTCAGCGTAGAAGTTCTCGTTCTCGCCGTTCGCGTCAATGCTCAGGGAAACTGCACCGGGCAGTCGCACAGGCGTTGCAAAGGTAGGAACGCCGTCGTCCGACCATGCCGTGATCTTCGCCCAGTGAACCTTATTCAGACCGAATTTAACCTTATTCTTCTGCAGTGCCATTGTTATACCTCCATTTCGTAAAGCACCTCGTAGAGCTTTTCGCTCTCGATCCAGCTTTCAGTTTTCGTGTAATAGATATTGTGCTGTGTCAGCACTTCCTCCACACGGCTTTCCGTGTCGGGCGACTTTTCATCCGTATACAGTTCAATATCAAGCTGTTTGAAGCTGTGATACATCAGGTTATCCGCGCCGAAGGTATCCTCGCCGGGTGAGAGAAAAATAACAAAGGGCGGTTTCGGAGACTCGCCCTCGGCAAAATGATGATAGGCGAACGGCATCCCGATCTCCTGCATCATTTCATTGATTTCTTCATAGGTCATGACAGCGCCTCCTCGATAAGCTGCGTGAGCATTTCCTCGCCGTGCGCTTCCGCAGGCGCGATATGCGGCTTGCCGGATACACGTCCGCCGTTCCGCTTTGCATGACCTTTTTCAAGCAGGTGCGCAAGCTGGTAGCGGTCTTTGGAGTGAACGGTCATTTCAAGAGAATGGCTGTTCTCCTTCGTTTTCTTGGTCGTCCAGCTCTTGCAGTACTTCCCGCTGCGCTTCGGGGCATTTGCGGAGATTTCCTTCTTGACGGAGGTTGCTGTCTTTTTCACAGCCGCTTTCATGGCAGTATCCGCAAGGTCTGCATATTCCGTCAGACCTCGCATGATCTCCGCCGCCATATCGTCAATCGAAGTCATCCTGCTCACCAGCCTTCCGTGTACCTGCCGTGATTTTCATATAGTCGAGTGATTTATAATTCGGCAGCACACCGTTTATGTCATACACCAGCCCACGGAAACGCAGCTTGTGCGTGGTGGTATTGATGCGCTTGGTATCAGGTGTCTGCCGGACAGTGAATTCCAGCGATACGACTTCCTGCGTCACGCCAGCCTCGGTTGTTTCCGTCGATGTCTTTACGGACACGGCAGCCCAGCAGGAGAAAGCCTCCTCCCACCGGGCTTTGTGGTTGCCAATGCCGTCTATCTTCGTGCTGTGTTCCAGAAAGGCGATGCGCTGATTCAGCGTTCCGATCTCCATCAGATCACCCCTTCACGCTGCGCAAATAACAGCGACCGGAGAGTCAGCGTCAGCTTGTGGTAGTCAGCACTGTTGCGGTTCTCATAGAGGTAAGAAACAGTATACAGCATAGCCTGCCGGGTGGTTTCCTCGTTGACCGCAAGTGCCGCCTCGTCCATTCTGCCGACGTCCTGCACCAGCCGCTTGGCAGTGTCGATCAACGAGAGGATGAGCTTGTCATCCTCCGCATGATCTACACGAAGATAGTTTTTTGTTTCCTGAAGAGTAATCATGCCTTCATCGTCAGCACCTTCACAGCCTCCGGAAGGATAAGCTTTCCATCGACACGCTGAGAAGCAAGGAAGCCGATCTGTCCGTTCATAGCAAAGAGCTCGTTCAGTCTCTTCAGGCTGCGGCCCTGACGATCAGCGATCCAGTAATAACTGAAATCACCGAAAGCAATGGCCTTCTGGCCCGCTTCAATAGTCGGCGCATATACAGATGTCACATAAGGACGGTTAAGAATCGTATCCGGAATACCGACAGAAACGCTGGGCTGCCAGATATAGTTTCCGGTATTGTCCTTGATTTTACGCAGTGCCTTCACAGTCTGCTCGTTAAGGAGCCATACGGACTTCTTGCGGTAAGGGCTCTTGACGGAATAGAAAAGTTCGATCATATCATCAAAGGTGATAGTCGCACCGTTCGATGTTGCACCGTTCTGTGCTCCGCCTGTTGCAGCAAAGATACCCGTAGGCTTACCGACACCGTCGCCGACAAGGAATGCCTCTTCCTCCTTCGCGCCGATTCTGCGTGCAAATTCCTTTGCGATATATGCAGGAAGATCGAATACAGAATCATTGAGAAGCTCCTCGGAGATCTTGATAGCGGTACCGACCTTGTATGCAGAGAGCGAAAGCTGACCGAATGCATCATCGGAGAGAGTATATGCCTCTTCCTCCTCCATCCATACGGCCTCACCCTTAGAGGTAACAACGGGAATTTTTCTGTCACCGCTGGAGGTCTGGATACGGGTTGCAAGAGGACGGAATACATTTTCCTCCTCAAGTGCTTCAATGAGCTTACGCTCAAACTCATCCGGTACAAGGTAACCGCCCTCAGTGTCCTCACCGACCTGAAGTGCATTGCGAACATCGACATAGTTGCGGTTCCGAACGGAATTCCAGAATGCCTTGGAGTAGTCATCGGATGCAATTCCCTGCTTCTGCGGCTCAATCACATGAGCGCCGGGAGCACCCACAATAGGTGCAGTTGTTGCGGCGGAAAGCTGCTGGGAAATCTGGTCCGCACGCTGCTGACGTTCGATCTCCTTGCCAAGATCAACAATCTGCTGTTCCATTGCATCATAGGTCTTGCTGTCCTCCTCGGAGAGAAGGCCGTTTGCGTTACGCTTAGAATCGAGAAAGTCGCGGGCAGTATCCCATGCCTTTGCACGCTTTTCCATAAGTTCCTGAATAGTCATATTATCATCCTCCTGTTATTTAAGCAGATTCAGCCTTTTCTCAAGCTGATCGATCGGTACACCCTTAACAGGTGTATAATGTGCGGTGAGCTTTTCCATAAGACTTTTCATTGCAATTACTGCCGAATACGTCATTGCCGTATCATCGGTCTTACGACGCTTCAGCCTTTCCCCTTCATCGGGTTCCTCTTCTGAAGGATCATCAGGGGCATCAGTACCAGCATCATTCTTTTTCGGCTCATCCTCCTCCGGTGTATCTTCATCGGGATTTTCATCCTCATCCGGTTTCGGCTGCGGAGCACTGCCTGCAAAGAGAATGCCGTCCACCAGTCCGAGTGACTGTGCCTTTTTCGCATTCAGCCATGTTTCCTCGTCCATCATGCGGGCGATCTTGCTGCGGCTCAGACCGGACTTTTCCTCGTAGGCGTTGATGATGCTCTCCTTGACCTCGTCAAGCAGCTCGATTGCCTTCTGCATCGCTTCCTTATTGCCGAAAGCGACCGTCGAGGGGTTGTGAATCATCAGCATACCGGTCGGTGCGATCAGGGTTTCGTCACCAGCCATTGCAACGACAGAAGCGGCACTTGCCGCAATGCCGTCAATCTTGACAGTGACCTTGCCCTTGTGACTGCGGAGCATCGTATAGATCTGCGATGCCGCAAATACATCTCCGCCGGGAGAATTCAGCCAGACGGTGAGATCGCCGCTGACCTTTGAAAGCTCGTTACGGAACATGGCAGGCGTGATCTCATCGCCGAACCATGTGTCTTCCGAAATCGGTCCGTTGAAGATCAGCTCGGCAGCGCCGGTGTCTTCATTGCGTAACCAGTTCCAGAACTTATTCATCTGCATTTCCTCCTTTCTCTGCGAAAGCGCCTGCGTCCTCCAGCTTTGTGAAGCTGCCGTTCACCAGATACAGATTGCCGCCTTCCTCTTCTGGGATTGCGTTCATATCCTCCAGCTCGCGGATATCGTTGGCGGACATCCAGCCGTTCTGTCTTGCAGTCGCATAGCCCTGCATACGGCTTGCGTAGTCGCCGCGCAGCAGACCTTCCACATTGAATTTAATGAAATAGCGCCCCTTTTCAGAATCCGAAAGAAGCGCCTTCTGTAGTCCCTGTTCCCAGCGTACCAGCCACGGATCAAGGGTGTATTTTACGAATTCGAGCGACAGATGCTCGATGTTGCTGAATGTTGCATGGTCGAGGTCACCGATCATGTGCAGCGGCACACGGTACAGGCGGGCTATTTCCTCAATCTGAAACTTTCGTGTTTCAAGGAACTGCGCCTCATTGTTGGGAATGGAGATAGGCGTGTATTTCATGCCCTCCTCCAAAATTGCCGTCTTATGCGCATTGCTGCTGCCGTAAGCCCGCTGCCATGCCTCACGCACACGCTCCGGATTTTTGATTACGCCCGGATGCTCCAGTACCGCCGAAGGTGCAGCTCCGTTTGCGAAGAAGGACGAGCCGTACTCATCACAGGCGACCGCCAGACCGAGTGCATTCTTTGCCATTGCAATGGGGCTGTATCCGACTAAGCCGTCAAAGCCCAGTCCCGGAATATGCAGCACCTGTTCCATCGGCAGGATGATCTCACCCTGCTGCCTGAAATTCGGGTTGTGTTCGTCATATCGGCTGTAGCGGTAAATGAGCCTGCCGCGATCGTCACGGTCAACACGCACCTTATCCGGCATCAGCGGATACAGTCCGATGACATCACCTCTGCCGTTCCGGATGATCTGCGCATAGGCGTTGCCGTAGATCAGCAGGTGCGCCATGAGCGTTTCCCGGAACACGAACGATGTCATTTCCGGATTGGGCTGATCGTGCAGCAAAAAATATAGCGGGTGCTTCGACACTCGCTCTTTTCCGTTATCGGTGTATTGGTAGACGTGCAGCGGCAGTTGTGCAATCGCCTCCGACAGCACTCTCACGCAGGCGTACACCGCAATGATCTGCATTGCCGTGCGGTCGTTGACTCGCTTGCCTGCATGAGTCCGTCCGAAGAAATAGCTGTAGGACGGGCTGTCGTAGCTGTCCTTCGGCTTGTCCCGTGACCGGAACAGTCCGCTGAAAATACCCATGTGCATCACGCTCCTTTCGGTTGACTTTTTCTATGGGCTTATGATATAATATGGGAAAGCGGAGGTTTCCGCTGTAAATCGGAATTTACTTTTCAAAAACAGAAGGGTCGGATAAATGTGAATATTATTGCTATGACTTGTATGTGCGTAGATGTTTTTGATGATACTGGAGAAATCCGTCCCGGTGGTGAAGCATTGAACTTTGCTGCAATTGCATCAAAATACAATCATATTTCAGTTGATCTTCTTGGTGCAATTGGTGACGATGATTATGGTAAGGCAATATTGAAATCTATTGAAAATAAACCTATCAACAAAGAGTTTATCCACATTATTTCAGGCTCTGCTACTGCAAACCATCGGATTTATCTTACTGAGAAAGGTGATAGATATTTCAAAGATGATTCATGGAACGGTGGTATTCATGACACATATCTTCTTAGCGATTCTGACAAGAACAGAATCGCAAGTGCTGATATTATCTTTATAACCTTTGATTCTCCTAATTTTGATGATGTATTAGAACTTAGAAAGAGTTGTCGTTTTCAGCTTGCCGTTGATTTCAACGTGCTAAGAGATTTTAAGAAAATAGAACCTATTGTACCGTACATTGACTTCTTTTTTATCAGTGGTGAGAAGAGTATTCTTTTACAATTTCAAAAATGGTCTGAACGGTATGACAACATATTTAACATTACGCTTGCAGAAAATGGCAGCGTTACTTATTATATGGGAAAAGAATATAGAGTGGATGCTGTGCCTGTCAATAATGTAATTGATACAACTGGGTGCGGTGACAGTTATCATGCTGGCTTTCTTTGTTCATATTTGAGAGATTGTGATATTATAAATGCAATGAATGAAGGTTCAAGAGTCGCTTCTAAAACATTAAGTCATATTGGCGGCTTTTAACTGGTATATGTTAATCTTGCAACATCAAATTCTGATTTGTAGCTCTACAGAACAAGCATCTCCCTGCTGTCATAAATGCTGTCGCCGGAGTCGTTTCCGCAGCGGATTGCACGGTCGAGTGCCATGATGGTGGCGACCGTTCCGTCAATCTTTTCCGTGGATTTTTCCTTGTCCGGCTTGATGTTGCCTGCGGGATCGCGCTTGATGAAAATGTTGTCCATATTCCATCGCAGCACCGGATGCCCGTTGTGGGCGATCTTCTGCTCCAGCGTCAGCTTCATCAGCTCTTTGGTCGGCGGCGACATATCACGGTAGCCCTGACCGAACTGCACCAGCGTGAAGCCCAGCCCCTCAAGGTTCTGCGACATTTGCACAGCGCCCCAGCGGTCGAAAGCGATCTCCCGGATATTGAACCGTGTACCCAGCTCGTCGATGAAGTTTTCGATGAAGCCGTAATGCACGACGTTGCCCTCGGTCGTCATCAGGAAGCCCTGCCGCTGCCAGAGGTCATACGGCACATGGTCGCGCCGGACACGCAGGTCAAGCGTTTCCTCCGGCAGCCAGAAGTACGGCAGAATATAATAATGGTCGTCCTCATCGGTCGGCGGAAACACCAGCACGAATGCTGTTATATCCGTCGTTGACGAGAGGTCGAGACCGCCATAACATACACGCCCTTCCAGCAGCGATTCGTCGAAATCAACCTTGCAGGCGTCCCACTTGTGCATCGGCATCCAGCGGACGGTCTGCTTCACCCATTGATTCAGACGGAGCTGCCGGAAGGCGTTTTCTTCGCCGGGATTCTGCTTGGCGGATTCGCAGGCGGCTTCCACCTTGTCCATGCCGATTGTTTCGCCGAGGGACGGATTGGATTTCTTCCAGACCTCCGGAGAAGTCCAGTCAGCATCATCGGGTGCGCCGTAGATGACCGGATAGAAGGTCTTGTCGATCTTGCGCCCTTCGAGAATATCCTGCGCCTTCTGATGCTGTTCGTAGCAGATGGAATTGGTGTCCGTTCCCGCCGTCGTGATAAGGAAATACAGCGGCTGCATTCGTGCATCGCCGGAGCCTTTCGTCATAACGTCAAAGAGCTTCCGGTTGGGCTGGGTATGCAGTTCATCGAACACGACTCCGTGGATATTGAAGCCGTGCTTGCTGTACGCCTCGGCGGAAAGCACCTGATAGAAAGAATTGGTCGGCGTGTATACGATGCGCTTCTGCGAGGTCAGGATTTTGACGCGCTTGTTCAGGGCGGGACACATCCGAACCATATCGGCAGCGACGTCAAACACGATCGCCGCCTGCTGCCGGTCAGCAGCGCAGCCGTATACTTCGGCACGTTCCTCACCGTCGCCGCAGGTAAGCAGCAGTGCGACCGCAGCGGCAAGCTCGGACTTGCCATTTTTCTTCGGGATTTCGATGTATGCCGTGTTGAACTGCCGGTAGCCGTTGGGCTTGATGATGCCGAACAGGTCGCGGATGATGCGCTCCTGCCAGTCGATCAGCTCGAACGGCTTTCCCGCCCATGTGCCTTTTGTATGGGCAAGGCACTCGATGAACCGGACTGCGTAGTCGGCGGCGGCCTTGTCGTAATGGGAATCCTCCGCCATGAACTGCGTCGGTGTATAATCTTTCAGCTTTCGCAAGTGCCTCACCTCCATGAGAAAGGCGGCTGCCATCTGGTAGCCGCCTTCGTGTTTTTAGTTGTATTCGTGCATCAGGATCGCCAGCGCCATCTCTGCGGCTTCGTTCTGGGGCGGAACATCCTCGCCCCGGTCGTAGTTGTAAACAACCTCGCCGGTGATCTTCAGCGTTGCCTTGCTGATCCTGCCTCCGTCGATCCCGTACTGGCTGCCCTCGTCGTAGGCTTTAACCCAGTAATGAACGACCGTGTACTTGCCGTCTCCCTTCGGAACTCCAATCGTACCTTCATGCCACATATTCGTTTCCTCCGTTTTTCGTAGTTTTCGGTGGGCTTTGCCCTTCCGTTGTACACATATTAACTCTAAACGGCGGATATATCAAGTGTGAGTAATAACAATGATCGCTGCGGTATTTTCCGCTTGTTTGTGTACTTTACGCCCGCCCGCAGGAACCGCGTAAATGCGCTGTGTGGGGCGCTATTTCTGCTGGCATCCGTTTGCGCGGAACCTGCTGCCCGCGCACAGGGCGGCGCTGTGCCGCCCCGGTGGGGCGACCGGCTTATCTGCCGGTCATCCATTCCCATTCGCTTTCGCAGGCTGCTGCGTAGTCTTCGTCAAAAAGGGCATCGTCGTCAATCCATTCGGTTTCGTACTCGATCTCCTCGATGCCCTCGAAGGTCGTGCCGTTTGCGGCTGCGTCCTCCTGCGCAAGGCTGTCGGCGTTTTCTTCAACCCAAGCCCTGAAGTCCTCTGCGTCGAGGTCGTCCTCGTTCTCGATCTCCAGTTCGTAGCCTTCCTCTTCGGTGTCGTACCAAAGGATCGTGGCGCTTTTGATCGCCTCGCGCTCGTTCCAGTCGTCTCTGCCTGCCATTGCTCTTGCCTTTGCCATTCCGTAGCTGATCATTGTTTTTTCCTCCGTGTTTCGTAGTTTCCGGTGGGCTTTGCCCTTCCGTTGTGTACATATTAACTCTAAAAGCACATAATAGCAAGCCGCTAAAACTACAGAAGATACGGGGAAAATGTGCGGCGGGTGTTGTGTATATTACACCCGCCGCTTTTCTGTTATTCGCCGAGGGGGATCGGCATCAGGATGTTGCCTACCAGCACGAAGTCGTATGCCTGCCGGAAGAACTCCGTGTACTTTTCGGTCAGCTCCTGCGGCAGGTCGGTGAAGTCATCCTCGCCGAGTCCGCAGATGAAGAACGTACCCTTGATGACGCCGTAACCCTTGATCGGGCGGTTCCACTTCTGCTCCGGGTGGTAGAGGGCTTCCTCCTCGCACACCAGTGCAACCGGATCATCGAAGGGGTAAATCGCCTGAATGTATCCGCCGACCGTCTGCTGCAGGCTGTCAAGCTCTCCGCTGATCTCCTTTGCGTAGGGGCGCTTGCCCGGTTCAACAACTAAAATGTTCATGTGAATGCTCCTTTGTGTTTATTCCGCTTCTCCTGCGGTAGTGACATATTAACTCTGAACCGAGGATATATCAAGCAATATCGGCAAAATAAATGTGACAAACATTGCCTGCATTTCAGCGCCGTATTGTACATCGCACGAGAGCCGCACACGCGTCCAGTGTGGGGCGGGTTACCGAAAGGGATACCGTTTCAAGGATACCAATCCCGCGCCACACGTTGCAACGTGGCGGCTCTGTGCGCCTTATTCTTCGCCTTCGTACTTCTCGTGGATGATGCCGAGAATCTTGTCCTGTTCCTCGCGTCCGACGCCGATGCTTTCAAGCGCCTCACGTGTTCCGCAGTCGGGGCAGATCGGGCTGTTATCCACACGGGAAAGGGCTGGTCGGGCGGTGTACGCCTGCCCGCATTTCGGGCAGATGCGTGGCTCTTTGTTGCGGTCTTTCATCGTTGCACCTCCTTTGCGCTGATCTCGTAGGCGGCATCGAGGAACTTGGTGTCGAAGCCGAAGTTCCGGTAGCCTTCCTCGCAGGTGCGGATGTAGGCAAGCGACGGAATGCCGAGGCTGCGCTCCTCATGCATGATGTATACGAAGGCGGTCAGCTTCTTGGTCTTGCCGCTTGCCAGCTTCACCGGCAGGCGAACTTCCTTCTTGTAGTAGAAGGTCGGGCAGCCCTCGTAGGCGTCCAGCCGCTTCTCGTCGGCTGCGGTGACCTCCCAGACCGCAATCGGAACGATGCCGTCCTTCTTCGGTTCGATGGTGAGGTACGCGCCGGTCTTGCTGCCCTTGTAGAGCAGCTCGTAATCGGAAATCACCGAAATTCCGATGGGCTTTGCGGTCGGGCAACGGTAACGCATCTGGCGGATGTTCAGGTTCGAGCCGTAGGCAAGGTAGTACTTCTTTTCCATGTCAATCGTCCTTTCCGAAGGAAGTCTCCTTCTACCACCCTGAGCCGCCCGTAGGCGGCAGGTGGGGAAAGGCGGCGGTTCAGCGTTCCGCCTTGCCCAGTTCGTATGCCTTGCGCAGCATCTCGCGGATGCCCCAGACGCTCACCTCCGGGAAATCCTCGGTGTCGTTCCAGCGGGTGTC